TTAAACTTTAAGCATGGATTAACAATTGTTCCAAAAACTGGAACTCTAGTAACATTTGCTGGAGGATTCCATAACATGCACGAAGTTACCACAGTTAAAAAATCTATTAGATATACTCTAGGATCAATCTGGGACGATAGAGAAGAAAGTGATTACCCGCAAGAAGTTAGAGATGCTTGGGCGGCAGAGCTTGCTGAGGTTAGAGCAATGCAAGCAGATGAGGCTATTGAGTGGGAAGACTATAGAAATAAAGGATTAAGAATAACCCCCCGTGGAGAAGTGTATCCAGCATCAGAAGTAGAGGGCTAACATGCAAAATAATGTAGAGTTTAAGCAGTTTATAATGTTTGATCTTAAAATTTTGGGAACAGATATCTGGTACTGGGAAAATGCATTAAGCTTTCCAGAACATTTAAAAGATTTTATAGACAAAATAGACGAAGAGCCAGAGTCGTATTCCAGGATATCCAAATGGGAAAATTGGACGGCAAGCAATGATTCTAGTCTGGTATATGGTAAAACAAAAACAATAAATAGATCTGCGTTAAAAACAACTACTGGATCAGATATAGTAGATAAAAAAACTCTTTATATTGCCAATAGTTTTTTGATGGCCTTTCAAATGTGTACTGATAGATATTTAGACGCTAGAAAATTAGATAGAAATAAATATAATTTAAGTCTTGATCGCATACCAATAAAAGCCTGGAATGAAGGACAATCAATGGGCCCACATTTTGATGGACAGGATGGCAACAAGGATTTAGCATTTTCTTTAGTGGCATATGTTAATGATGATTATGAGGGTGGAGAAATTAGTTTCCCAAATCACAATGTTACTATAAAACCAAAAGCTGGAAGCCTAATAATGTTCCCATCACAAGAGCCATATATTCACGAAGTAAAGCCTATTGTGTCTGGCATTAGATACATGAGCCCAGCACACATATATATTAAATAGATAGGTGGTATAATAAAAAAATGAGTACAGGAGTAAATGGCTGGAGATTTCCAGACTATACAGACACCCCAGACGTCCCTAGAGACCTTGGAAACCTTGGTGCCGACATTGCAACCTTTATAGCCGCTAATCCAGGCCCACAGGGCCCTTCAGGCACGTTAGCGGTGGGTACAGTAACTACTGTTAGTGCGGCTACACCAGCATCAGTTGTTAATGTAGGAACTGCATCTAATGCTATATTAAATTTAACATTACCAAGAGGTGTTGATGGAATTATTGGTGGCCCTGGCCCATCCAATGTTTTAAATATTGGAACGGTTGTTGAGGGAGGTTCTGCTAGTGCAACAATAACTGGAACCAGCCCTTCACAAACATTAAATTTAGTTCTCCCTCAAGGTCCACAAGGCATACAAGGACCAGTAGGTCCACAAGGCCCAGCAACAATAGCTGTTGGAACAACCACAACTGGCAATGCTGGAACAAATGCTTCGGTAACAAATACTGGAACAACAGCAAATGCTATTTTTTCATTTACAATACCAAGAGGCGCAACTGGCGCAACTGGCGCAACTGGACCTCAAGGTATTCCTGGAGAGAGCGCAACAATTGACCCAATTCCAACAACAATAAGTTTAAACATACCAACATCTTCTGGATACGGAGTAAATTCTAACTGGTATCCTTTTGCAAACAATCTTTATTCAATAGGTCAGCCAACAGATGTACCAAATGGAGTTTCATCAAATAGATTTTGGAAAACAATATACTCTAATACTGGAACCATTAATACTTCAGATGAAAGATTAAAAACTGATATTGCTACATCCCCGCTTGGTCTTGACTTTATAAATAATTTAAATCCCGTAAAATATAAGTTCGTTGAAGGCGGCAAAGAAGTTGTCGAAGGAGACATAGTTTCTATTCCTGGATCAAGAACACATTATGGACTTATTGCCCAAGAAGTAAAACAAGCCTTAGATGAATCTGGTGTCGGGGATTTTGCTGGTTGGGTAAAAATGGATATGTCACAAGAAGATTCTATGCAAGGACTTAGGTACGATCAATTTATATCACCATTAATTAAAGCAGTACAAGAGCTTACAGCGAGAGTCAAAGCCCTAGAAGAGAAGTAAGACATGTCATATAAATATACTGTCTTAAAAGATAACCCACTTGCATTTTTTTTGTTAGATGAGGTTCGTTCTGGAGAGACTGGTCTATATAGTAACTTAACTTCATTATATTCTACCTATCAGGATTTAAAAGATAATGGAATTTCATATGCAGCAGTTAGCGGACTTCCAATTGTAGACTATTCTGGAAATTCTATGGAAGGCTATGCGATAGATGCTTCGGATATGGAAGTTATTCCAATAGTAGGATCTGGTATTAGAGGAACTGAAATTAATGAAAACGTTGATCTATCTTTAAAAGCTTTAGGGATTGCTAATTCTAAAAGCCCAGACAATCCATTCGCATTTGAAATATGGTTTAGTCCAGATCCTTCTGACCTATCAGAATACTTAATCATTGGAGATGCAACAAATAATATAGGCCTATTTTATAAAAATGAAAATGTAATATTTAAGTGCACAAATCAAGAAAAGGTATGGTCTAAAGTGGCCAAGACCAAAGTAATGCATATAGTGGGAATATTTTCTAAAGATAAAATATCTTTGTACATAAACGGATCTCTGGCTTCTGAAAAATTTATTACGGCAGGCTTTAAATTTACAAATGCAGTTATGACTCCTAAAATTGGTCCAGCAAATACTGGTAAAAGATTTTTAGTAGATTCAGCAGCAGTATATAATTATGAAATAGAAGACACAAAAATTTTAGCACATTATTTAGCTGGGTATAAAGAGACTAAATATTCACAAATTGTTTATTCTAAAAACGGTATATTATTTTCATTAAATTCTGTATTTTTAAAACCAGCAGTCTCATATAGATATCCTGGATCTAAATCTTTAGATTCTATAGTTTCGGGAGATGCATATTATAATCCAACTTATAAAAGAATAGAATTTGCCCAAACAGAATTAGTAGAAACAAAAACCTTTGTATTTGAAGAAAGACTTTATGTGCCAAACCCAGAAAACATTGTTTCTTCTAGAATATCTTATGGCCAAGATGTACAAAATATTTTAGTAGAAGCTAAAGTTCCAGGGCAGCCATGGGTAGTATGTAAAAACAATTCTGCTCTTCCATATTATAATAAAAATGAAGACCTATCTGGTCCAATACTAGACATTCGTGTAACAATGACTACCCTAGATTCATCTTTTGACCTCCCTTTCTTTGATAAATTAGAAATTGACTTATATTCAAATAAAGATTTTTATTCTGATAATGGTGGAGGCAAAATATATTCAGACTACGACTATTCATTGGGTTATTATAACTACCCAGTAAGAATGCAAAATAAATATAATGGATTGACTATGCAATCTGGTTACGGCTTTTCAGTAGACCTCCCAATACATCCAAGAACAATAGAGATGTTTTTTACTCCAAGAGAAGGAAAAAATATTTTATTCTCATCAGCCTCAGCTTCTCTAAGCTGGACAAATAGCGGAGTAATAACAAAAAATGGAATTAGTGCAATATATGTAAATGGAGTAAATAGAACTACATCCACCAACGTATCCCAATTTTTATTAAGCGGAGTATCTCATCACATTTTAATAGTACTAAACGCAGGCGCTACAAATATTAAATTAAATCAGAACCAGAGCGGGTCGGAATATGGTGGATCTAATACCTATAGCAATTTAGCATTTTATGAAACCCCATTTACGGCCCCAGAGGCTCTAAAGAATTATAAGCTGTATTGCTCAGAAAATTCATTTACCGTACAAGACCCAGGTATAACTTTCTCAGAAAGTGCTACTGGCCTAGACAACACAGCCTACTTCACAAGATCTTTTGACGTCTAGCCTGCAATATTTTTAAAATATTGTCATAGACTGGTACAGAAGATGGACTTTTGTTGAGAATAATGGTAAACTGGTTAACATATGGAAATCTTAAATCAAAAAAGTCAAGTTATTGAAGAGACACGTCTAGGCATATACGTATGGGAAATGCCAGATGGCCGATGGATCGGCGACGATGATGGCAATTTCCTTTCTATAACATCAACTAAAGGTAACAGATCTAAAATCGCCGCACTCGCAGATTCTGTTAGACATTATGGAATTAACGAAGGTCAACCTAAGTTTCTTTCAGGTAGAAGAAAAATTGATGACGAAGAGTTTGAGCATCAAAACGAAAGGCTTAAATGGGGTCTTACTCCAGATCCATTAGATATTGGAGAGTATAAAGATTCAATGTTAAGAGGGGGAGCTGTAAAATGACACAATTTTTAGAAGACGGACCAGAAGATGCATACGAAGTATCTGTTAAAAATAGCTCAGACTTATTCTCATTTAAGAAAGAAAAAGAACACGTAGACCCATTTGCAATTGGTATTGATGACCTTAAAAAAGTAAGAGGCCTTGGAACAAATTTTAAAAGAAAAGTAAATAGAGATTTTTCAAAATCATTTACTGGTAAAGATGGTGCAGCGACACAGCAAAATCTATTACAATCAGCAGTTACTGGATATGCAATGTTTGACCTTGTACAGCCAGTATATAATTTAGAATACCTTTCTCAAATATATGAAGTTTCAACATACAACTACGCAGCCATTAATGCTAAGGTAGCAAACATTGTTGGTCTCGGATATTCTTTTATGGAAACAAGAAAAACAAATGATGCAATTGATGCAATAACAGATGATAAGCAACTAGATAGAGCTCGTAGAAAATTAAATAAATTAAAGCAAGATCTTCAAGACTGGCTAGATGCAACAAATCAAGAAGATACGTTTACCGAAACATTAATAAAGGCTTATACAGACTTAGAGGCAACTGGCAACGGGTACCTTGAAATTGGTAGAACCACAGGTGGAGACATTGGGTATATTGGACATATACCATCAAAAACCATGCGTGTAAGAAGACTTAGAGATGGATTTATGCAATTGCTTTATGGAAAGGCTGTATTCTTTAGAAATTTTGGAGACACAGAAACCATTAATCCAATTGGTGATTCAGAAGATAGGCCAAACGAAATTATTCATTTAAAGAAATACACTCCAATGAATAACTATTACGGAATCCCAGATATTGTGGCAGCCCAGATGTCGCTTGCTGGAAATGAATTTGCTGGAAGATATAACTTAGACTATTTTGAAAACAAAGCTGTCCCAAGATATATTATTACCGTAAAGGGAGCAAAGCTTTCTCCAGAGTCAGAAAGAAAATTGCTTGAATTTTTCCAGGTTGGACTAAAGGGTAAAAACCATAGATCACTATATATCCCTCTGCCAGCCGACACTCAAGACAATAAAGTTGAATTTAAAATGGAGCCAGTTGAAGCTGGTGCCCAAGAGTCCTCATTTAATATTTATAGACAATCAAATAGAGATGAAATTCTATTGGCACACAGAGTTCCAATTAATAAAATTGGTGTTCCAGAAGGCGTGTCTTTGGCAAATGCCAGGGATGCAGATAAAACATTTAAAGAGCAGGTTTGCCGTCCAGCTCAAATGAGACTTGAAAAAAGAATTAATTCAATAATTGAAGAAAAAACAGATGCATTAAAAATTAAATTTGAAGAGTTGACCTTAACTGACGAAGATACTCAGTCTCAAATAGACGAAAGATATTTAAGAATGCAGGTAATTACGCCTAATGAAGTTAGAATTAGAAAAGGAATGATTCCTGTTGACGGTGGAGATGAAATGGTTGAATTAAAGCCACAGCAAGCAGCTGATCAAAAAGCAACTGCTGGCAAAACTAGGGCTAGGGATTCAGAAAGATCTGCCGCATCTTCCGATAAAGTCGGAGAAGGCAGAAATGCAAAGGGTGACGGAAAAAGGGTTGACTAACCCTAATCAACTGCTATTTGCTTTATAGTAGATAAACCATTAAAATTAAGCATATGAACATTGAAAAAGCCCAGTGGTCCACCGACGGCCAAAACATTCATTTAGCTGTCCCGTTCACAAAAGTGAATAGGGAGAATAGAACTGTTTCTGGATTTGCTACATTAGACAATGTAGATCAAACAGGTGATGTTGTAACAGCAGAAGCAAGCCTGAAAGCATTTGAAAGTTTTAGAGGCAATCTTAGAGAGATGCATCAGCCACTAGCTGTAGGCAAAGTAGTTTCTTTTAAACCAGAAACATATTACGATCAAAAATCAAAAGAATTTTATAATGGAGTTTATGTAACATCATATATCTCTAAAGGTGCACAAGATACATGGGAGAAAGTTCTTGACGGAACACTTTCAGGTTTTTCAATTGGCGGAAAAATTAAAGAGTCAGATAATGAAATGAATAAAGCAACAGGAGAAACTGTAAGATTTATTAAAGATTACGATTTAATTGAATTATCAATTGTTGATTCTCCAGCAAACGAAATGTGCAATATTATTTCAATAGAAAAAATGAACGGCCAACTTGTATTTAAAGGTATGGCAGCAGATGTAGTTACAGAAAATATTTTTTATTGCGAAGAAAGCGATTCTGTTTTTATCTCGACAGACAAAACGTATTCTTCTCCAGTTACTGGAAAAGAAGCTACGCTAATTGGATGGGTCGAAAGCTCAGACATAAACAAATCAAAAGAGATAGATAAGATTCTTGCTTCATTTAAGAAGTCAAGAGTTCCGTTACCTGGAATACAAACAATAGCAAAACAGGTTAACGTACAAGGAGGTAATGAAGTGGAAAAACTAAACGTAACAGCTGAAGATTCAACAGTAGTAACTGCAGAAACAGCAATCGTTGAAGAGACCGTAGTGGCATCTGATGCACCTGCAGTCGAAGATGCACCAAACGCTGATAACTCAGTGGAAGATGCAGGCTCTGCTTCTGTAGATGTCTTTAAGTCAGTTGATGCTCCTCAAGCAGAAGCTGCAGTTGAAGAACCTGATTTTGCAAAAATGTTAGTAGACCTAAAGGGATTCTTTGCAGATACTCTTAGCAAGGCTACAGAGGCAAATGCAGCACAGGTTTCAGAAATCAAAGAAACTGTAGAGACTTTTAGCAAGGGCGTAAATGCTCAAATTACAGAGTTAGCAGAAAAGCACAGTGCACTTAGTGCCGCTGTCACAGAAATAAAGGGCACCATTGATGGTGTTCAAAAGCGTGTAGATGCCGTAGAAGGCGATACAGCAATTAAAAAGTCCTCAGACCTTGGCGGGTCTGTTGTACCAGCAGTAAACAAATCAAAATGGAACGGTTCTTTCCTCGGTTCCGTAAACGAAATATTTAACTAGGGTAGGTGAAATAAAAATGAGTAATGAAACATTAGAAAAAGCAATCGCAGCAGGCACAACAGCTACAGCTGGATTCGCATCATCAACTGGAGCAACAAGTGGAACACACGTAGCAGCTGAGGCTGGCAACGGTGGTCTTCTTAATCCAGAACAATCAGCTCGCTTCCTAGACTATATGTTCGATTCAACCGTAATTGGAAAAGTCGCACGTACAGTTCGAATGAAGTCAGACACAACAGAAATTGATCGTATGTCAGTAGGAGAGAAGCTTGTTAAGCTTGCATCCGAAGGAGACAATACAGGTGTTAACTCAGCTGTAACTTTCTCAAAGATCTCTTTAACAACAAAGAAGCTACGCATGGACTGGGAGCTTTCAACAGAATCACTAGAAGATAACATCGAGGGTGCAGATCTAGAAGATCACATTGCACGTTTGATGGCGACACAAGCAGGAAATGACATCGAAGATGTTATTCTTAACGGTGACGAATCTCTAACAACCGATGCTCTTTACAAGTCATTTAATGGTGTTGTAAAGAAAGCTAAGACCTCTGGTCGTGTAGTAGATGCAGCAGGAGCTAATATCTCCCGTGCAGTATTCAACTCAGCACTTAAGGCTCTTCCACGTAAGTACAAGCAACGTCGTACAGACCTTCGCTTCCTTGCAGGATCAAACTTGATCCAAGATTACTTATACTCTAACTCACAGAACGTTCAGAACGTTACTCCACAAGATATTGCCTCTGGCATTATCCGTGGTGATGTTCCTGTTCTAGGAGGTCCTGCAGGATATGTAGCTCCATACGCATTTGGTATTCCAATCGTTGAAGTTCCACTTCTTCCAGAGACACAAACTGGTACATACGCAAGTCCATCAGGATCACACGGAGATGTCCACTTGACATTCCCTAACAACGTGGTAATTGGTGTAAAGCGTGACGTAACAGTTTACCGCTTCTTCTGGCCACGTAAGGACTCAATCGAGTACACAATGTATACTCGTGTTGGCGTTCAAATCGAGCAGGCAGACGCTTGGGTAGTTGTAAAGAACGTTAAGGTTGCTTCCTAATTAGGAATTAATCTCAGAGAGGCCCCCAATTAATTTTGGGGGCTTTTCATTTTAATTATACAATGCTATAATGGATTTACCTAGAAAAAGGAGTAATAAATGTCTTTTGACACATTAAAGGTCGGAGAACTAAAAGCAATTGCAGAAGATTTTGCAGTTGAAACAGAAGGACTTAAGAATAAGCAAGACATAATCGCAGCATTATCAGAAGAGGGTGTTACATACGAACTGTATGCCAAGACACTAAAAGATATAGAAGATGCAAAAGAGGAAATTGAAGTCCTTCCAGTATTTGATCCAAAGGCAGAGCGTACAGAAGATACTGTACTAGTTAGAATGACAAGAGCAAACTTTAGGTATGATATTTTGGGCCACACTTTTACACAAGAACACCCATTTGTAGCAATGCACAAAGATTCTGCTCAAGAAATTTTTGATATAGAGGAGGGGTTTCGTTTAGCCACACCAAAAGAAGTACAGGATTATTACGGCTAATCTTAACAACACAAAATGGAAATTATAGTAGGAACAAATGCTCCAGTAAAGCAAAGAGTCTTTTGGAAAGGCGGCATATCTAGAGCAGATTCACTTCCAACAGTTAAGTTTTATGACATAACTGAAGACCCAGCAGTTGCTCCATCTATTAATCCAGTCACTATTCTACACACACAAACAGCAGAAGAAGTAGACACAGACTTTGGAGTATACAGCGTATACCCGCCACTGACTCTTACAAACAGACCTAGATCATTAAAGCTAGTATGGGAATATCAGGTTGACGGACAGTTAGTAACAAAAGAGCATAAGATTTTTGTTGTAACTCCATACGCAGATTTAACTCAGGCAGCAGATGCATTAGGGTTTGGATTTGATCAGTCTGACCCAAATTATAAAACATTTGCTGACCTAGTTGCTGCAGAGCGATATGCTAGAAAATTAATTGAAAATTATACTGGACAGCAGTTCCATTTATATGATGATGTAAATATTGTTTATTCAACTGGAGCAGACGTCCTGCCATTGCCTCAAAAAATTAACCAGTTACACGAGCTTTATTTAAATGACATGCTTTTGGTTGACACCATTAACAGTATTAATAATTTAAACATGCCAGTTTCCATATCTGAAAGTGGATTTGGGTTAAGAGTGGATAGATCAAACGCTTTAGACAATGTAGTGTATTACGCAAATGGCATGATTCCTCCAAGCATTAATGATAGCGGAAGAGGTATATTTGTAAATGGCGGAACATACAGAGTTGCTGGTAGATATGGCTGGGATAATGTTCCAGACGAAGTAGAGCTTGCATGTATAGAATTAATGAGAGACTTTTTTTCTAAAGACAAAGAGTGGCGCAATAAATACATAAAGAGCATACAAACATTTGACTGGCAGTTCCAATACGACACATCAGCATTTAGCGGCACAGGAAATAACTATGCAGACCAGCTATTGCTGCCATACGTTACAAATAAGATGGTAGTTATTTAACATGAACAATCTGGTCGATTCTATTTTCAATATGAAAGTAGATATATATATGCAAGAAGATTATCAGGACCCAAATACTGGTGCCATTAAAAAGTCTTGGATATATGAAAAGACACTCCCTTGTTTTGCAAAAGGAATTATATCTAACTCATCTTCTGCAAGAAGCGGAGACAATAGGTCTATATCAATTAAATATGAAAACACTCAAACTATAGAAATTAGAACACAAACACCAATTACATATAGACAAAAGATAACTAACATTAAAGATTCATCTAATAATGTAATATGGTATGAATTGAATTACCCAAATGATACACCCACAGTTTTTGAGATAGTAAGCTCAACACCAATTACAGATCCGTTTGGAACACTTATGGCATATAACTCAATTGCCAAAAGGTCGGAGAACCAGATAATTGGAGACTAACGGAGTAGCACTACTACAAGCGGCGTCTGGCCTAGAAAGATTAATGGTCGGTTCATCTGCTGCTGGAGTTGTTAAAGATAGTAACGTAGCACAGATATCTGCATTTTTATATTACCAGGCAAATGTAGCAGCAAAGCTTACGGCAAATAAGTCCTTTCAAAGACTTTTTAAAACTACAATATTTAACCAGATAGATCAGGACTTTGGTTTATTCATAGACTCACAAGCTCGTACAAAGCCAAAATCATTACACCATGTATATGAATGGAATAAAACTGGGCAAACTGCTGGTAGATTATTTAAACTAAATAGAATGGATTCAGTTGGACTTTCATTTAAAATTAATTATGATTTAAAATTATCTAAATCTTCCGTGCCTACAAAAAATAGAAAACAGAAGAGCAGATACGTTTTTGCAAATAAAGCTGCGGTAATGGAAAAAGGTATGCCAATTACAATCAGACCAAAATCAGCTGAAAGGCTGGTATTTGAAATTGATGGAGAAGTTGTATTTATGCCAAAGGGTAAGTCAGTTACAGTAAGAAGCCCAGGCGGTAGAGCATCTACTAATCAATTCAATCTTGCATATAGCAGATATTTTAGTGGACCTATGGTATCTCATTCTATAAAAGCGTCTGGATTTCAAAATATATTCGGATCCAAATTTGAAAAAGCAATGAGGGTTCCTTCTTCTATATCCAAGGTGCGTTATTCTTTTAGTCCAGGTACAATTAGACTACAGGCGGACTCAGCATTAACTGAACAATTTGGAGGAGCAGCATAATGGTAAATTATAATATAGATGCAATGTATGAAATTAGAAAACACTTATGGCAAGAACTTATACTCAATAGCCTAGTAGATCCTAACTCATATTATAGCGACAATTTAGGCGAATCAATAATTCCAATTATTCCAGTTCAGCAAGCTCCAGAAATGAGCCAATTTTTAAGCGGTAAGACCCATATTGTTTATGACAAGATAGGTAGCACATACGAAGAGAACTGGATGATATGTTGCGAAAAGATATCATTTACAATCTACTCAGTAGACCACGCCGAAATAAATGCCATTAGAAATATGATGATGGACGTATTCAGGAGAATGGACGATTCTGCCAGAGACCTAAACAGGTCAAGATCTACAGACAAAATAATATTTCACAATACCTTAATTGTAGACATGTCTCCTACAGAGCCATCTGAGGAGCTTGCAGGCTTTCTAGCCGCCGACGTAATACTAGAAGTCAAATACTCCAGAACAGTAGGTCCAAACGGTAGATTTGATTAGTTTGCCTTTTAGTTGATTGTAAGATAAAATTATACCAAGAGGAAATGAGCCTAGCCAGCTTGATTTAAAGATTTACAGTAAGTCAATATATATATATATTTATTTAACAGGAGGTAGTACAGCATGGCAAAGTATAACAATGCTAAAAATATTCTTGTTGGAGCTTCACCGCTCTTTTTGTCTACTAAAGACATCACAACATCAGGATATGTAGAAAACATGGAGCCAGGTTCAGCAGCAGGTGTAGCTTTCGAAAACGAAACTTCAACTGGAACCCCAGCAGTTAAGACAGCAGGAAAGTCTTATACAGAAACTCTAAATGCAGATGCAACAAACAAATTCCGTAACGTAGGTTACACAAACAACGGTCTTCAAATTACTTACAACCCATCATACGGTTCAGTAACAGTAGATCAGCTTCTTGATACAGCAAAGCTTTTCAAGGAGTCAATGGAAGTTATGATCGCAACAGAAATGGCAGAAGGTACTCTTGAGAACATTCTAGCCGTATTTGGTCAAGGAACATCAACTTTATCAAATTCAGGAACAGCTGCTGCTGCAAAGAGCACACTTGGTCTTGAGGCAGGTGCTCTAGGAGCAGCTCCAAATGAGCGTCAATTAGTTGCAGTCGGTGCAGCACCACAAGGTGGTACAGCAGCATCTGACGGTACACTAGGTTTGATTGCTGAGCGTGTATATTATGCACGTCGTGTTCTTTCTGTACAACAGTCACAGTTCTCTTTGGCTCGTAACGCAGCATCAACATTCCCAGTAACATTCCGTTTGCTTCCAGACGGCATCAAGGTAGGTCAGGAATACGGACTAATTATTGACCGTATCATTTCAACCCACGCATAATAATTAATTCTTATTAATTAGTAAAACCCCCCTAAGAAATTAGGGGGGTTTTATCATTGTATTGGTAATTCTGATATGATACAATAATTAAGACGAGATCCTAGGAGGATTTAAATTGGCAACAACAGTATATGATGTAGAAGAGATTCAACTACAAAATGGCGCAACCGTAAAGTTAAAGCCTTTAACAATTAAAGAGCTTAGAAAGTTTATGGCAGCTATTGCAAAGACAGCAGAAGTAACTACAGAAGATGAGACGCTAACCATCCTAATCGATGCTTGTGCAGTAGCACTAGAGAAGCAGCTTCCAGATTTGGTAAAAAATAGAGACGCATTTGAGGATACTCTTGATGTTCCAACAATTAATCGCATCCTTGAAGTTTGCGGTGGCATTAAGATGGACGATCCAAATTTGCTAGCAGCAGCGGTTCTAGCTGGTCAGAACTAGATCTAGCTGCATTAGAAGGAGAAGTATTTCTAATAGGAAACTATAAGAATTACGAGGAATTGGAAGACAACCTTTCAATGCCAGAATTGATTCAAACTTTTAAATCTATGCAAAAGTCTGAATCAGAAAAAAGAAAGTTTTTGGCCGCAATACAAGGCGTAGAACTTGATGGCGCCGAAGAACAAGAAGAAAGCAAGAGCTTTGAAGATGTAAGAAGAAAGGCTCTTGGAATAACTGCAGATGCATCCGATGTTGTTTCACTACAAGGTCAGTTTGCTTCAGAAGCAGGGTTTGGTATCGGAGCGGGACTCGGATACAAAAAGGAGTAGGTAGTTGGCAGATCAAAATATAGTTACCAACATAACTGCGACGGCTAATTTTAGTAGCCTAACAGCGCAGTTACAAGCGGTGACCTCCCAACTTCTAAAACTTCAAGCTACAACAATTGGTTTAAATAAAAATTTAACTAGCCAAGTTGGAGTAATGAATCGTCAGTTTGACGAAACCATGCGCTCCACTGGCCAGTTTGCCAGACACTTCGTAACACTAACCTCAGACGTATCTAAGTTCGGACAGAACCTAGATAGCGGAAGAATGAAGCTAGGACAATATTTTAGAACCTGGCAAGGACATACACAAAAAACTAGCTCATTAGTTAGAGACTTAGCTAAACAGCAAGTAATGCTTGAAAACTCAATCATACAACCACTAGGCAAAAATGCTCAAGGGTTAATGCAATATAACGTAATGGTTCAATCTGGACTAGACGTAACCAAGAATAAGTCTGCATTATTAAGACAAGAACTATCTATCATGAATAAGGTAATGATGGATGGATCAAACCAACTTATTAACTGGGGTAAAAATACACAATGGGCGGGTAGACAGCTTACAGTAGGACTTACTGTACCGCTAGCAGCGTTTGGAATGGCTGCTGCAAAAGCATTTAAAGAAGCAGACGAAGGTCTTGTAAGACTTACAAAGGTTTATGGCGGATTAACAGCAACATCAGCTGCTGATTTATTAAAGGTAAGAAAAGATGTTTCTTCATTGTCTAGAGAGCTAGCTTCCACCCTAGGCGCAAACTTTACAGAAACGATTGGTTTAGCTGCGGACATTGCCGCAACTGGAAAAGAAGGAGCAGACCTTCTAGAATCTACTAGACAAACAACCAGACTTGCAGTACTTGGTGAAGTTGATAGACAAGAAGCAATGAAAGCTACTCTTGCAATTCAAACAGCATTTAGCCAAAACTCACAAGAGCTTGCAGAATCAATTGACTTTTTAAACTCAGTAGAAAACCAAACTTCAACAAGCCTTGCAGATTTAGTAGAAGCAATTCCTAAAGCTGGTCCAGTTGTAAAAGCATTGGGCGGAGACATACAAGATCTTGCACTTTATTTAACTGCAATGCGTGAAGGTGGTATTAATGCTTCAGAAGGAGCAAACGCATTAAAGTCTGCATTAGCATCTATAATTAATCCAACAAAGGTTGCCAAAGAGCAGTTCATGGGATTTGGCATTGATCTAGGCGGAATAGTTGAAAAGAATGCTGGCAATCTAACTGGAACAGTTATGGCACTGAAAGATTCATTAGATTCTCTTGAGCCATTACAAAGAGCAAGAGCAATTGAACAACTATTTGGTAAGTTTCAATTTGCAAGAATAAACGCACTATTTGAGAACCTTGGAAAAGAAGGAAGCCAGACACTACAGGTACTAGATTTGATGAAGGCCAGCACAAAAGATCTTGCTAGCATATCTGAGCGAGAATTAAAAACAATGACTGAGTCTGCATCTGGTAAATACAGAAGAGCATTAGAGTCAGTAAAGGCAGATTTAGCAGTAATTGGAGAGCAGTTCCTAAAAGTTGGAACATTTGTATTAAATGCAATTGACGGCATTGTAAAGTTTATTGGAAACCTTCCTGGCCCAATTAAAGCAGTATTAGGATTTATTGGAAGCCTTACAGCAGTTGCTGGTCCTATTATTATGTTAACTGGTGTACTTGCCAACTTCTTTGGATACATTATTAAAGGAATACTTGCTCTTAAAAACATTGGCAAGGGCGGGACAGGATTTAAGTTATTAACTCCAGAATTAATGGCAGCATCATCTGCTGCAAAAAATGTAGAGCAATCATTCTACAGTGACACAAAGGCAGCAGCTACATTTTCTGATGCAGTTTTAACATTAGCAGCATCATTTGAAAAATTAAAACAGAGCGCAATGTCATCTACCGTTGCAACTAGCAACAGCATGTCTACAATAGCTGGTAATCCAGTTATGCGAGGCGGAGGAAGAATTGTAGACAAAGACAATCCACTTGTCGGTAAATCTTATTCAAGAGACATGTCCCATGTTATTCCAACTGGATCAAAGACTGCAGAACAAAGGGCAGGCGAAACAATATTCTCTACTGTTCCTGGGCCTAAGCCAGTAAACCTAAGACTTTCAAATTCACCACAGACATACATGAGTGATGACCTTCCAAGGATTCCTGGAGTTACTTCAGTTAATGGAGTTTCAAATGGAATAGTTGCAGCAGAAGCAGCTAAGTGGCATTCTATGACTGCAGCATTAGCAATGCAGTCCAAGGCGGAAATAGCATTACTTAAAACTGAAATTGCTGCTACTGGAACAGTAACAGCATCACTATCAGATTCATATCAAGCATTACTTCCACAAATGACAAAGATAACTTCTTTGGCAGCAGACGAAACAGCATTAATTGTTAAACAATTACAGGCTGGTAAAATTACAGTAGAGGCAGCTAGAGCCAAGATATTTGCATTAAATCGACAAGTAGAAGTTATGCTAGCTCAAACAGCACAGGGTGTAGCTACGGCTCAAGCAAGAAGCATAAACTTAGGGATGGTACCGCTCACATCTCAGCCAGTAGTAAGCGCAGCTGGCAAGTCAAATATGAAAGAGCTTTTCCATAAGTCAGACACTTCTAAGCTTGTAGATTCTATTGCCCGTGGTCTTGGTGTTAGAACTTCTGGAGCAGGATATAGTATTCAAACAACAAAACCTAGATTTAATGCTGGCGGAAAAATTGAAGACTTTGGTCAAAATAAAACTCGGGTAAGCGGACCTGCATCTATTTCGTATGATGATAGAATGGGTAGCGTTCCATTGGGCGGATATGTATTAAATCAAGAAGCATCTTTAGATCCAAAAAATGCAGCACTTGTTGCAGCCGCTCCTTCAACACATAAAAAATCTAGTGGTAATATTACTGCTCTTCTTACACCGCAAGAAACAGTATTTGGTCCAGGAATTCAAGACAATCCAGAACTATTTGCAGCAGTAGATGCAGCAAATAACGGAAGACCACTTCCAGGAAATATGGGTGGCGGAAAGATTAGTCTTTCAACCTCTAATTATGGAGCAATAAACCCAGCAGTAATGGGCAAAATTTTAGCACAATTATTTAAGCGTAATCCAAAGCTTTCAAGAGAAATGCTTCGAGGCAGAGATATGTCTTTGTCTGGTGCAGAAGCTAGAGCATACCAAGACAGTGTTTTTGGAACTGCGCTTAGATCGTCATCCAAAGAATTAAGTAGGCAATATTATTTCGTAGGAAATTGGGGCGGAAGATTAAGAGCAAGTGTTAATACAGCTCTTTCTCATGGTGCTGCTAAAAAAGCTGACATTGTAAGCGATTTAATGCATGGCTCATCTCAACAGGCTTTACCTTCACTTACCAGATTCTTACAGGTAAACAAAGTACCTCCAGATAAAATAGCACTATTAACTGATCGTGCTAGAACAAACATAGTTTCTGGTTTATCTGGTACTGGAAAAATTGGAGAAGCAGAATGGTCAAGGCTTCAACACAAAGAATACCTTTCAATAGCCAAAGAACTTCGTTTAAGAAAAGAATATTTAGAAAGCTTAAATGTACCAGGACAAAGAAGAGCACATTCAACTGACCCAGTTGCTAGGGGAATTCAAGCAGAGACTGCTTTAAACCCATATGGTAAAACAGATTTAGCAAAACTTATGGAAGCAAATGATGCCAATGGTACACGGTACATGGGATCATATCGTAATTATGGAATAGAAAAAATTAATGGAGAACCTACCGCACTGGCACACATGATGCCTAAGTTTAATAACGGAGGAATAATTGGCAATGTTTTAAAGGGCTTAGCTATGAGAAGAATTGGTGCAGGATTTGGACCAACTGGAGCTCCTAAGCCTAGTATGTATGAGTCAGCGCCATGGGGAGTTAACTCACTTTCAATAGGAATGGCAGAAACATTATTTGCAAATTCTGGCTTAAGAAAAAATACACAAAAATTATTCTATGACAAGTTTGCAGCGGCTATGGCAAAAGAAAAGCCGTACGGATATGTTAAAGATCCAAAGACTGGTGCTTTAAAGCATGGTCTTGAGCCAGACGTACTAGATTCAATTATTAGACAGGCTGCTAATGATTTAATTGCTGACAGAAATATTATAAGACAGCTTTCTCCAATAGATAAAGACATATTAAAAAATAAATATTTAACTTGGGATTCAAAACAAAATACCCCAATGACAGAAGAGCTTAAAAAGAAAATATTTGATATTAGAGGAAATAGAGAAATGGGTGGGCCAGTATCTCCAGGACAAAATTATGTTGTTGGAGAAAAAGGACCAGAAATATTTAGACCACTTCAAAGTGGAAAAATTATTCCAGGATATGAAATTGGCGGAGTTATTAGGAATGATAAAGACTCATATGGGCTTAGTGGAAATCCAGCAAAACGTGCAGAACAACTTGCAGAAAAAGCAGCACGTGCTGAAGCAGCTAAATCTTACGGGGGCCAAAGATCTTTCCCTTATGCACCAGGATTAAAACTTCCCTTATCAGGAGCAGGCTCATCTATAGACTCTGCTTTCTCATCAATAGCTTCTTCTCTTAAAGCAGGCTCAAATAAATTAATAACAAGCACAAGAATGATTAATGATCAGGTATCTTATTCAATAAGATCACTTGTAGACGGATCAAAATTATATGCAAACTCTATAACATCAGCAGCTAAATCCATTGGTTCGTCTTACAAACGTGGTGGTTCTGAAATATTAGTTGCTGGAGTACCAGGAGCATTCCCAGGTGGAAAAGAAGATCGTGCTGCAAGAATGGCTAGTTCATTTAAAACTAATGCCGCATACTCAACAGCAGCAATTATGCACCCAATACAATACTTAAAGACAAAAGGATTAAATCCAGAGTTTGGTCAAGGTGCTGGCGCAAACATGGTTGGTATGATGGGCGGAATGGCAGCAGGTGGAGCAATAGGTGGAAAACTTGGTGGTCAAAATGGCGCAATGATGGGTAGCATGGCTGGAATGATGGGTGGCCAAATGCTTCTTCCAAAAATTGGTGGAATGATCACAAAACGTGCAGCGGCCAGCGCAGCAACAGCAGGATTAGCTTCTGCAGGATTTGGCGCAACTGCAGCAGCAGCAGCAGGACTAGTTGCACCATTAGCAGCGGTAACAGTAGCAGTAATTGCTGGTTACAAAGCATGGAAAAATTATAAAGAAGGACAAACTCTTAATATAGCTACATTTGGTTTAACCGCAGAAGCAGCTAAAAAAGCTGGACTTAGATTCACAGACTTTGGTTTAAAAATTAAAGATACTATACAAGACGCAAAAGATTTAGCTGATGCAAATAAATTAATTTACGAAAGCATGAAGGATGGCGGAACTCCATTCCAAATGACTATTGCAGAATACAAAAAATTAAAGATTGAAGTAAAAGAAACATTTGGTGAACAGATTAAGGCACTAGATAGACAGCCATCTAATAAGGTTCCAGATGCAGTTCGAAGAATTAAAGAGCAGTTAATTGCTGCTGGGATGTCTGCAGAAGAAGCAACCAAGAAAGTATATACAATGCTTCAGCTTTCAAATAAGAAAGACCAATCAATTACTGCAACACTTGGCAATGCAGCATTTAAAGCAATTACAGATCCTCAAACTGCTGCAGTTTCTGCAGTTACAAGTTTTGGGGCTGATACAAAAGACCAAGGAAATAAAGAAAAAGCAGCATCATTAAACACAGCTCTTATGGCTACCGAGACTGGAATTAATGATTTAATCGCAAAGAGAGAAAGACTAGTAGCAAAAGATTTAACTGGAAAAACAAAGTCTCTCAGTTATGCAGAAGCTGAAAAAATAATGCTTGATCAAATAAATAAATCAAAAGAAGCTGGGGCAGTAATTACTCAGGGAACAGTTGATGAAATGGCCAAAACAAATCCAGAGGTTAAGAAAATGATTAATGGATCTGATACGGTTGTAAGTGTGTGGGAAAAGATTAGGCTGCAGGCGCAAGGATTTACTGGAGATCTTTCTCAATTAAATGCTGCACAAACAAAATTAATTGCCGATTCATTTGCAGCTATAAATACATCTGTAGTGGCAACAAATTCAAGCAAAGACGGGCTTCTATCGAAACAATATAGTGCACTTGCTAAGCTAGAAGATAAGATTAAGTCTTATACAAAAGCACTAAAGGGACAAACAGTTTCACAGCAAATATCTGATAGAGATAAGTTGTCTTCACTTAACAAGCAAATTGAAGCAAATAATAAACTGGCAGAAGCTAGAAAGAAAGCATTATCTGCCGCACAAGCAGATGCGGATCTTGGCAGACAAATTGAAAAGACTAGACTTGCAATGCAAAATGCTGAAGCAACTGGAGATACTCAAAAGTCTCAAGAGCTTAGACTTGATTTAGAATCATTAACAAGTCAACAACAAACAGAGTCGCAATCAAAAGCTATTGATAAGGCAACTGAAGCAGCAAATGCACCTCTTAAGGCCGCCATCGAAGCTCTTGGAAATAAACAACAGGACCTTGCAGATAGCGCAGCACTTGCTGGAGAAAGTCTAGATTCGTACCGCAAAAAACAAGCTGAAGCAATTGCAGCAATAGACAAAGTTAATAACTCCATGACTGCGCTTTATGGTAATGCACAAGCTGCTGGTAAATCTGTAGAAGATTATGTTAAAACAAATAAAGAAGCAGCAGCAGGATTAGTAGCTGCAGTAGAAGCTGCTACTGGCGAAAAAATGCCAAGATACACCGAGTATTCAAATTATGAAGGTGGAAAAGTAGTAACTAATAAAATTCCAGTTTCTCCACAAGCAAATGCACTAAGCATATTGGCAAAATCGGGAGCGGGATCTGCTGTAAATGAAGCACTTGCAAATAGCATTAAAGGCGGAGCATCTCTTAAAGATGTTGTAGATGCGGTAAAGGGTGTAAATGGCAAGCCAGCATTAAGAAAAGATATTGCTGTTTCAGGAAATTATTCAAATGCAATGGAAGAAAAAGAATTTAATGGAGTTAAGACAAAGGTTTTAAATGCACAGGCTAGAAGATCAATTGCAAATAACCAAGACCTACAAATAGGTGAGACCTTTATTTGGAATGGTCAAAGGTATGGCAAGAGCAAAACAAATGGAAATATTGTTTTCATGGGTAAAGCTGCTGCTGGCGTACAGGGTGGCGCTAGCGGAATGTATCTTGTTGGAGAAAAGGGACCAGAGTTTGTTCACTTAAAAAATCGTGCCAATATTATGCCAAACGATGTTATGAATACATTGGCTGCCGCATCTCCAAGATATAGCTTTGACAAGAGGTCATATAATGTAAAAGGCGATGGAGCAATTGGAGCATCATATGTTGTAAATCAAAACATATACGCATCTGATGGAATGGATGTTGAGGCATTATCAAATATGATTATTAAAAAAGCAGAAGTTGTTATTGGACAAAAGGCTAAAGTTAATGTTAAAATGGTTGGACAAGGGAAGAATATATAATGGCAGCTTTAGTATTACCAGTCGGCTCAGCATTGTTTATACAAGATGCTAATAGCGTATGGCAAAAATTAACTGAACATAATAGGTCCCCAATATCCGTAGATGTACAACGCTTTGAGCAGACCTCTAGGATGGCCAATGGAAGCCTTAGAAAGCTGTTTATAGCCGATAAGAAGAACATATCCACCTCCTGGAGCATGGTTCCGTCATATTCCACCATGACCGTAGATGCAGGCTGGGGAGCAGAAGATATAAAAGCATTTTATTTAAGTGCTAAGGGCCAAGGAACATTTAATGTAAGAATAGCCTATAACTCAGCCAGAACCGAAGATTTTGCCGCAAGCTTTACTTCATGCTCATTTAATATGATCAAAAGAAATGTAAAGGAAAAAACGGCGGATGCAGCACAGGCATTTTGGGATGTAAGTATTTCGCTGGAAGAAGTATAATGCAATCAGTAAGCCAAACAACTCTAGATAAACTAAATACATCTGCTTCATATTCAATGTCAGGCGGATGCTGGCTAGAATATAATATGAACGATTTAATTTTAAATGCATCTGTTACGGCTACACCAGCTGAAACTGCAACTCAAACAGACCCAATTACTGGTAAAACATATCAGCCATTTAAAAAATTATTTCCATTAACCAGCATAATAGACCCAAGAAGACCTTCGGCAGCAGGAATTAATTATTTTATATTAAACCCAAATGTTACAAATAGCATACCAAAATATAACGTTTCTTCAGATCTTCCAGTAAGAACTTATTTTTCTAGTCCTAAAAATCAATACAAGTTTTGGGTTTCACCTAAATCTGGCGGCACAACATTAAGTAATTTTAGTTTTACTGTAGATTATCCAATATCAAAAACTGCTGTTACTAATACCATACTTGTTAAATTTGAAACTTCTTACTCTAAGCCATCTACATGGTCTATTAAAATACAAGATCACGCTGGTACAGAAACAACAATATCTACAAATGGAGTTGTTCCAGACAATGGAGTGTTTCAATTATATTGGAATGGATCCTCATGGTCAACGACAAAATTTACAACTCCGTCGGCCCCAGTAAATATTAAAAAGATTATTGTCACTGTTAATACAATCAGTGTTGCCAACTCGTATCTTGGAATAATAGAGGTCGGAGCCAGATATATACAAGATGTGTCAAATAGAATAGTTTCTTTTCAAGTTTCAAAAACCTCATCCGATGACTCATCTGGTATTGTTCCAGTTGGATCTGTAACTTCAAATGCCTTATCTATGTCGCTTGAGGGCTACGATAAAAGGGGTATTGAGTATGATAAAACAATGCCATTTAACAAAGACAACATTAACCTATATAAGAATGTAAAAGTTTCTCCATTTAATAAAATAGGAGATGATGTTATTCCACAGGGTGTATTTTACATAGACTCATTCACTTTGTCTGAATTTGGAGACATCGACATACAGGGATTAGACGGAGCAAAATTTCTACAAGAAATACTAGCTCCAGATATTGTAATTCAAAATGCTCCATCACAAGCAATCATAAGAAGGCTTTTAGATAGCGTAGGATTTACTGGGTACAACTTTAATACTTATGGCAAGGGGGATGCAAATAAAGTTGACTCCGCCACCATAGTCCCTTTGTACTGGTTTACAGAAGACACAAAAACTGTATGGCAACACATTCAAGATCTATGTAGAGACACACAGATGATAGCAACATTTGATAATAATGATATTCTGCAGTTTTATCCTAGAGATTATTTGTTTGATCCAACAAGGACATCTGGATTTAAGTTTAGAAGTGAATCTAAGGGGGTTAATATTCCTAACATAATATCTTTAACCAAAGAAACAGTTCCTTCTGTTAAGGCAGTAAAAGTAATTTACACTCCGATTATTAGCACAAACTATCAGGGCTCATCAGACAACCTTTATGTTTCTCCGCCAGCCGCAATTGGTGCAGCTGCGTTACAAACTACTTTATTGGCAACGGCACCAGCCGAAACAAATGCCGACAAAGGAGTTGTATCCTTGTCTCCAATTAGTATTTACAGCGACTTAGCAGATACATCTTTTTATAATAAAGCTGGGTATTTTTTAATAAACAATGAAATAATTGAATATGATGCAATTGAATTTCAATATGAACCTCTATCTGCACCAAATACAGTTATAAAGAAATGGATAACGTCAGACTCAGACATTGCTAAATTTCTTGGGGAAAGCAAGATAAATTCTTTTAAGCCTACCCTAAGATATAGAATTAAAGAAAGAAATGCATTTAATGCAACTGGTAAAGGCATCGGTGTAGGCGATAGCCACTCAGTAAATATTGACGAATTAAAAAATCAATGGACAGGATCTAAACTAAACTTGTCTGCAAAAACAAATGTTGAAGATCAATCAGTATTTTCATTAAGACAAACAGATGGATCAGGTTCTTTAATATCTAGATCCTTGCTTACAATAGTTGCACCCACGGCATCTAAAGAATACTATTGCGCTTCAATTAATCCAGATGTTAATTTTACATCACAAAAATATTTTTCAATTGGAACAGCTTTATTCTTTAAGCTTGCTAAAGGTAGCAATGGAAGAGTTACTGGGGAACAGTTTGTTTCTGCTGGACTAGGCATTGGTCTTGACGCCAATAATTTAAACGGCTATATTTTAAAAATTGGAACTTCTCAAAACGTAGCAAACAAAGGATTGAATTATAGAGATGTACAACTATTTAAAATAGTTAACGGAGTAGAGACACCAGTTTCTGATACTCAAAAGACAGAAGAGGCATCAATTACTGGAGTATCTGGAGGAGAATTTTATAGAGTAGACGTAAGAGTTTCTCAAGCAACAACAGGTCAAAGAATATTTAAAATTAAATTTAACAATGCCGTAATAACAGCAACTGATTCTGCAGCCACAACAATGGGCAACAAAATTGCATTAATTGGCATACAAGGTGAATCAGCATTTGACTATGCATATATAGCTTCATTAAAGAAAGAAGATTTTACTGGATCTTATTCTTATGACAATTACGGCTCATACGTTGGTTCTGCCACGGAACTAAAAAATGTGTTTGGCGACTTTATTGCTATTGGATCTGCCTCTACTTTATCGAGTCCATGGATAAAAGAATTTGGGCCAGTAGCCAGAGAAATTAAAAAAATATCAACCAGGTATGCAACAAGACCAGGTTTTGTTAAATACCCTCAAATAATATTAAACCCCAACGTAACTCTACTTGGGTACGATGCAAACTCATTTGGAATTGATGCTTATATTTTAAATAACACAGGAGCATTTGTTGATTTAGCAGACGGTGGTCAAAAAAGCTTTATCGTAGTAGGAGAAACAGTAGCTCCCCTAGACCCGTTCGAGTATCTTGATCCAGATTTATCTGCAACTAAAAATGATGAGCAAGTAGCATTTGAATCTATGTGGATACAAAAAGAATCTGAAGCTAAAGAGCTTTCTAAATGGATGAGAACTCAATGGTCTAAGCAACAAACAGTTATTCAAATAGACGTTTTCCCAAACCCTATTATTGAAACGGGAGATGTAGTTGAAATATCATATCCAAATAATATGATTTATTCAACTGAAGATACTGGGCAAACGGCTGGTAAATATATTGTTTTGGATATTGAGCAGGGTTATAGCCAAGCCCCGTCTACAAAACTTACTTGTAGGTCGATTTATGTTTAATGAAATGGTAGAATCTTAATATGGCTACAAAAAAACCAAGAATAGGAAAGTCGCAAATTGCTGGTGGAGTTAAAGTCCAGCTACCCCAAGACTCACCCCTAATTGACGTATTAAAAAGCGATCAATATGATATTGTAAATATATACACTAATAAAGTAGATAAAACATATGTTGCTTCATCTCCAGGTGATAATGGAGACGTTGAAGATGACGATGATGATACCGCACCAGATGAACCAATAGATACTTCGGATGCCCCAAATTTAGAGGACATAGTTTTAATTGGAACAACTGGGAAAAGATATTCTTCTGGCCAAACAATAACCGACCCAGAAATATATTATGATGGGAATAACAATAGGCTATTCAGAGTCACCTTTGAAGTTAAAAATAGTGTTGGAGAGATTGTAAAGGGAGTAATGATAGTATGATAACAAAATTTGGTAAAAGATTTATAACATCTTATTTAGCAAGCGGACTTAATTTCAATCAAAAAGACATTGCAATAGGAATAGGATCGCAAGCCCCAACTGTAAATGACTCAGACATGCAATTTGAATTTTATCGATCAGGAGTTTTTCTTGGAAGTTCTGACATACAAACAAATACAGCAAGTGGGGTAACAACATATTCAGTAGTTTAT